ATCCGGCAAGGCCCGCATGGGGTCCCACGTTTCCCAGCCCGCGCCGGGGTTGCGGGAAAAGCCGGGGTCCACAAAGACCACCCGACCCGAAGGCGTGCCGTCCAGCATGTAGCCACCCACCTGCACCGTGCGCACTTCCCCCGTGTCCCTGTCCGGCTTCAGCTCCACTTCCCGCTCGGTCATGGCCCCGTCGCCGTGTTTGACTTCCCCGGGGGCAACTTCCCGACGGGAAAGGGAAACCACCGTGCAGCGGCAGCGGAATCCGTTCGGAGGATAGAATGTCTTCCAGAACGGGTCGTCCACGGGGAACACCATGCCGTCCAGGGCGCGGTGCGCCGGGCGGGTGCGCCCATCCATGATGGCGGAATAGCGCAGATAGGGCCGCTCCTTCTTTGTCTCCTGCTGACGCTGCCAGCGCCCGGCGGCATACGCCGTCATGACGTTCTGCCGGAAAATGAGATCAAGCCGGGACGCGTTGCCCTTTTGGTACACGCGGGCCTTGCCGTCCTCATCCGTGATGATTTCCGAGCCCCACCAGCCTTTTTGTTTCAGCGTGGGCATGATCTCCTTTGCCCAGCGTTCCCGGCCCCAGCCCTCTTGCAGGGCCGTGGTCAGGGATTTGCGGATATCGAAAAGCACGTCGTCACGGGCCACGCCCGCCACGGTGAACACCCTGTCGTGTTCTTCCTGCCAGACCTGCCGCCAGTCGAAGGAGATCTTGTAGCCCTTGCTTTCAAAGTAGTTGATCGCCTCTTCAGGCGGCAGGCGGAACGCGGCTTGCAGACTTACGCTTTCAGGCATTGACGTACCCCCACAGGCGGCACACGAAACGGGCACGCGCCAGCATGTCCGCCATGCCTTCAAGGTCCATCTTCGGGTATTCCGCCGCTATGGCCTCGGCCATGCCTTTTTCCGAGTAGTCACCGCTTTGCGCCAGACGGTCCAGAACCGGCGCAAGCATGGCCTCGAACGCCGGGGAAAGGTCGGCGGAAAGCTCGTCCACCGGGGCCTGTACCCGCATGGCTTCCGCCAGCGCCGGGTCAGGCTCCGCAAAGGAAGGCCCGTCAGGCGCGCCGTCTTCCGCCCCTTCCGGTTCCTGGTTCTGTCCTTCCGGCTCCTTTTCCTCCCGCAATGCGCCGGGCGGCAAGTTGTAGGTCTTTTCCAGATAGTCATCGGTGTAGTAGGACCGCAGTTCCGCCACAGCTTTGTCCCGCGCGGCCTTCTTCGTGTCCGCTTCTGCTTCGGCCGCGGCGTCCGCCTGCTCGTACAGCACGAATTCCGGTGCGTCCGCGTCCGGCCCCATGTTCAGCGCAACGATCCAATCCACAAGCTCCTGGACCGCCTTCCGCACCATGACCGCGTCCGCGTCCCGGATATCCCCGGTCACTTCAAGGCCGGCCGTGGCCGATGCATGATTGGTGTCCGCTTCCGTGGTCTGATCCTGCCCCAGCAGGGCAATGGAGATTTCCGAACGGCAGAAGCGCAGGAACTCCCGGTAGTTTTCCGCCGCTCCGGACAGGCTTGAACCGTCCTGCTTCAGAATCTCCACGCTGTTGTCGTTGGGAATGACCATTACCGCGTCCTGAACGCAGGCCTCCAGCGACGCAAGCAAGTCCTCCTGTTCCTTTGCGGGCGTCTGGCGGTCGAACTTGCCCACCAGTTTAGGGGAACCGTATTTCTCAACAAACTTGAGCCAGAACTGCAACCCGCCCTTCTTGAAGGTGTGCGGCCAGAAACAGCGGGCAAGGTCCGCTATGCCATGGGGGTTCTTCAGCGTGGCGTCCTGCCGGGCAAGAAGAAACTTGCGCGGCGGCACGGGAACACCGTTGGCGCTGCCCATCGCCATAAAAAGCAGCGTCCCCTCGCTGTCGAAGGTGAACCACTCCTGCGGCTTGGCTGTGACCGTGCGGGGCAGAACATGGCTTTCCCGCTTTTCCCATATGACTTCCGCGCAGGCGTAACCGAAAAGGGCCGCTTCCCACAGACCGCCCACCATGGCCGGCACGTCCAGGCGGGCTAAGGATTCCTGCACCAGCTTGACCGTCTTCGCCTTTGCCTTGCCCGTTTCCAGCTTCCAGTCCAGGGCCTTCACAGCCGCGCGGCGACGGCGGACAAGGCCGCCGATATGCGCGTCGTAAAGCATTCCGCGATACACCGGCAGGGCGTTTCCCGTGGCCCGCAAAATGGGGTCGGGGTTCGGCAGCGGCCAGCCCTGGAACATCCAGGTTCCTTCCGCCGCCTGCCAGGTGGCGAACTCTTCCACAAAGGCGGTCATGGCCCCGCGGCCCCCGCTCATCGGCATGACAGGTTTCTTTTTCTTCTCAGACATAACCGTACCCGCTCAAAAGTGACGCCGAACGTCGCACCCCGCCAGACCGGACGCTGGGCACGGGCGGCGCGTTGTCGGAAACAGAGGCCGCGTAACACAAAAGATGCGCAATGGCGGAGTCGCCGTGCCGGCGCTTCTTCCGGCCCTTGCTGTCTTCCCCCTTGCCCGCGCGCTGTTCCTCCCGCTCGATCTGCGGGACGCCCTTTACCAGACGCACGGCCCGGTGGTCGTTGTACACGTCCACGTCCCGGGGCATGGAAATCTCGTCCCGCTCGAACGCGGCCTTGAACTTGGGCGTCACTTCCGCGTAAAAGGCCGGGTTCAGCATTTGCGCCCTGATACCCCGAAAGCGCTTTGCCGCGGCTTCCGCCAGGTAGCCGCCGTTACCCGTGGCGTCGAATATCCCGCCCCGCAAACGCGGCAGGCGGGACAACACATAGAACACCACCAGGCGCTGGATCTCATACGGCACGTTGCGCAGTTCAAGAGCCAGCACGCAGGCAAAGCCCATGTCCTGCCGCCGCTGGGCTATCCACAGGGAAGTCAGGTCGCCCTTGCGTGCGAAGTCTTCCCCGGCGTAGGTATCGAACTCCGGCGCAATGCCAGCAAGCAAGGGCAGCACTTCCGCCTCGCACCAGTCGCGGGCCTCGGCTTCCTGAAGATAATCCGCCAGTTCCGCCCAGGCGTCCGGCCTTTCAAAACGCAGAACCGGAGTTTCCGCCCGCTGCGCACGCTCCAGCAACGCCGCCGGGATATACGCCCCGGAACCGTGCCGGGGGATGACAAACAGTTCTTCGTCCGCGTCTTCCCCGTAAAAGGCGATGATGTCCTCGCGCCAGGCGGCTTCCGCCTCCGGGCTCCACGTCTTGCCCTGCGTCAGGCAGATACGGCGGTACAGCCCGTCCTTCAGGGCGTTGTCGAACGCAATCTTGATAAGGCTATAGGGCTTGTTGCCCTTGCGCACTTCCTCACACAGCAGATTGAAGGGGTTGGTGTCCCCGTCATGCGTGGACACGACCACCACCTTACCGCCCCACATGAGCAGGGCCAGCGCCGCCTTCATCACTTCGTCCAGGCTGTCGTGGAAGGCCGCCTCGTCCAGGATGACCATGCCCTGGCGGCCACGCAACGAACGTGGCCGGGACGTCAGGGCCATGATCTCATAGCCGGAAGCAAAGACGATGCGGTACGCCAGAATATCGTCGGAAGAGCCGTCCGCTTTGGTATCCTTGAACAGGCATTCCTCCACCTCGCACGCCGCCGGCGCAAAAGACTTTGCCCACATGGCCGCCGTGTCGATGAACTCCCGCGCCATATCCAGCGAATAGCCCAGATACAGGGTATCCATGCCCCCGGCGGAGCGCGCCGATGCCGATACCAGCACGGACGCGGCCGCAATGGCCCAGGTCAGGCCGATGCGCCGGCTTTTCTCGATGACCGTCACCGGCTCGCCCATGATGACGGAAACCGCCCGCTGCTGGTAGGCAAGCAGCACGTCCGGCAACTCACGACCCCGCAGCTCTTCCGGCATGGTTTGCCGGGATCTTTCCCGGTGGCGTTCCCATTCTTTGACGGTCACGGGCGCTTTAGGCATCTTTCACCCCAAGGATACGGCTCTTGATGGCTTCCACAGTCTCGGCCGAAAGCCCGGCTTCGCGCGCGGAAGTTTCCACGGCCTTGATGGTTTCCTTTTGGACCCGCTCGCGCACCTTGGCTTCAAAATCCTGGTCAAGCCTGTTGGCCTGGGACATCTCCTTGATGGCCTTGGCCAAAAAGAAAAAGCCCTGGTTGTCTATATCCTGTGATTCCTCATCTTCGGAGGTCAGGCGTTTTTCCAGGTGATCGAAGACAAGGCGGCGCAGGACCTCCACCAGCAGGCGGCCCTGCTGGCCTTCTTCCACCGCCGGGCCTATCTCGCGCACGAGGGCTTCCGTCATTTCCCGGCTTTGGCGCAGTTTGGCG